TCAAGAAAATTACGATATTTTTGCACTAAAGGTCGTTCGTGACCGGCTATTTTTTTTAATATGCTTGTTTTAAAAAAGTCTTCAAGGCTAGCTAATATTTTTGCTCCGCATTCTCCATTTATAACATTTTGCGTATAAGTAATATTTATAGAAGTCTCCATATTAATACTAAGAACCCTAGTTTTAAATAGTTATGAATTCTATTTAAAGATTAATTTATATATTTTATTTAGATATTATATAAATAAGCAATGGCGCAATCGAGAAAACATAAAAGAAAACATAGAAGCTCTAAAAAAAGGTTTAAGGTCGCTAAGGGGTTTAAAGCATATTTACGTTCGCCTATTCCGCCATCGCCAATTCCGCCGCCACAAGCACCATCACCGCTTATGCCATTGCCCTATTTACCTATTCCACCACCGCCAAACCCACTATATCCTAGACCAACGCGAAGAAAAAAACGATGGCCTAGACGCGTAAGCTTTGTTGAAAATTTGAAGAAGTGATCAGCTTCATTAGATTGTTAATTTATTTTATTATAATATATTATAATTTATTATAACAAAATAAATTGTAATATTGCATTTTATAAATTCCATAAGCTATCATTTCCATAGCTATTTTCTAGTGTGTTACTATTAACATTAACATTTCTCTCGTCATAACACAATCTTATAGATTTTCCATTTGTATAATCTATAAATGGCACTCGCATTTTAAACCAAGTTCTCAATTTAATATATGTTTTAATACTGTCAAAAGGTAATGACTTATCAACTAATTCTGGAAATAAATCATAAAATTCGCTATCTAATGATGTATAAACCTCATAAAAATATTCTAATATAAAATAATGCTTGTGTAGTATATGATTTCTTTTAACTTCTATATAATAATGCGCCTGCCTATTTTTAATAGTAATACATTGCTCATAATTAAACGCAAATATTTCTATTGAATTAAATGGCCAATTATCTCTCATAGTTAGCGAATATAAGAGAGCTAATGTAAGTTGAATTAGACTGCTATAACTGCTCAAATTATTGTTATTACTCAAAGTAGTAAACGCATAATATTGTTGCATTAAGAAAATTAACCCCATACTATTTAAATAAAATTCCATATTCATAGTCAAGTCTATTCCAATATGAAATGCTAACAATAATGGCACAACATAAGGAACATAATTTATATTAACCAACATTAGCGGTGCGCAAATTAGCTCAATAGCTAGCCCACCTAATGCCATAATAACACATAAGCAATCATATTTTGCTATCCAAGTTGTTGATATAAAACCGTTAAAAGTCCGTAAAAACAGTTTGCATGTTTTTGGATGGACCCACTTAATACCTCCATGCCTAATTTTGCTTAATCCGGGCGAAAAATAATTAATGGCTACAGCAAAAACCATACACCTTAACCGCAAGTCAAAATCACTTATATTAAGTATCCAAACAAAATGCAAATGTAAAAACTGGTCGTGATTTCTAGCAATGCACCAATAAGTTAAATTATTTAATGTAGTTGTTAACGCAAACAGTAATGGACTATTAAATATACATGCTACTAACGAACCATATAAAAATACAAAACGGTAATGTATTAAATTGATGAGGACGAAGTTTGAAATAAAAGACGGCCTATAAATATAATTTTTTAAGTCGAGATGTGATTTTACTTCCTTATTATAGCGAAGTATTATATATACACAACTAGTCCAATGATATAAATACATAAATTTGTTTGTTGAATTAATTAATTAAATAAACAAACAAAGTTTTAAACTATTTAAGTAAATACTTTATAATATAAGTTAAATAACATGGATCTAGACATTACTAATTATGACTATGAAGATATATTAAAACTATTTAAAGTAGGGCAACACTTTAACGAAGAAGACTTGAAAAAAGCTAAAAAACAGGTTTTAGCAAGCCACCCAGATAAGTCAGGACTAGATAAGAGTTATTTCTTATTTTTCTCAAGCGCCTATAAAATCCTATTTAACATATATAATTTTAGAGAGAAACATAGCTCTACAACAAATTTAAACAATTATAATGAAAACTATAATGCTGACGCAGACGAAGCTAATGCTTTATTAATACATAAAATAACTAGTAATAAATCGAGCGCACAATTTAATTCTTGGTTTAACGAGCAATTCGAAAACTTTAAAATAACAAATGATTACGAGGCAAATGGTTACGGCGACTGGCTAACTAATGCAGATGGAGAGGAAAAGGAACAAGACCACAAACAAGATCAATGTAAGGATTTGAATTCACTACATAAGATTATTGAAGAAAAAAAGCAAATATTAAGAACACATAATTTAGTAAAGAAAAAAAATGTGTGCGAATTTAACAACACTAATTATTGCGATTTAACGAATTCAAAACCAGAAGACTATAGTTCAGGACTATTTAGTAAATTTCAATACGAAGATTTAAAAAAAGCACACACTGAAAGTTTAATACCTGTTACAAATGAAGATAATATAAATAATTATAGCTCATTAGAAGATATAAGAAATAAACGAGCTAGTCAAGTTATTAATCCATTGAAATGCGAAGAAGCAACCTCTCTTTTAAATAAGTCCAAGGAAGATGAAAATAATATGTCAACAGCACGCGCATATAGCTTATTTAAACAAGACGAATTAAATAAACAAAAAAATGAGAAATTCTGGTCTAATTTAAAACGTTTAAACTAATTTTTTGTTTATTAGTTTATTAGTTTATTAGTTTATTAGTTTATTAGTTTATTAGTTTATAGTTAATTACATTAATAATCAATTAAATTAATATATAAAGTATATATATTATGAATACTAAAAAATTAAATTACAAGAATTTATTAATAAGTATATTAATATTAGCAGCAGTAGGTTATATTTATAAAAGATTTCAATTAAATGTGGACACTAATACAAAAGTGGAGGAGTTAAACGTAATAAAGAAATATTTATTAAACGATCAAACCGACGACGCTATTATTAAGCTAAGCGCAAATAAAAAGCCGGTATTATGGTTACATATAGATTATGCAAAAAATAGTAGAAAATGGGAGTCGTTCGGGTCGCGAAATTCAATAGAATTAAATCAAGACTATTTATACTTAACGTTAATAAATATTATTAACAAATGTAATAATTATTTTCATATTATTATTATAGATGACGATTCGTTTTGTAAATTATTAGAAAATAATTGTGTAGATTTAAATAAAGTAGGTGACCCGATAAAATCAAATTTAAGAACATTAAATATAATGAGATTATTACATACTTATGGCGGTATGTATATAGAAAATTCATTCATTTTATTTAGACCATTAAATACTATATATGATAAAGTACTAGAAAATAACAAGATGGTGTGCGGTGAATTTAAAAATGGTTCTTCAAATTCTCATATTGCACCGGTTATGCCGTCAACTAAACTTATTGGATGCGTTAAAGAATGTAAAATAATGAAAGAATTTATTAATCATTTAGAAATATTATATAGCAACAACTACTCAGGTGATATAAGTATTCAAGATTTAGTTAATAAATGGTTATTGCAAAAAAATAAAGATGGAATACTAGATATAATAGATGGTCGATTTTTGGGGACAAAAACAATTGCTAACAAAATAATAGATTTAGATGATTTGATGGGGTCAACATACTTAGAATTAAATACTAAGACTTATGGTTTATATATTCCACACGACGAACTATTAAAAAGAAATAAATACAATTGGTTTTGCAACTTAAATACAAAAGAAGTATTAGAAGCAAATACAAATGCGTCGAAATATTTAATATTAACTAACCAAATGCGAAACGATTAAAAACCAAATTATAATTATTATTATTATGCATTAGCAATAGCAATAATAATAATAATAATAATAATTATACATTTTATAATAATGTAGCCAACTGTTTTTTCGTGTCTACGGAGAGAGAAACAGGAAATATTATATTAAACTTTATAATAAGATTACCTACAAAATTATCTCTCATAAATCCCATAGCGGGCTTGATTTTCTCATAATTAAAATGAATAATTTCGGTGCACGTAATATTATAACTCTTATTATTAATATGATTTAACATAAAGCTAAACCCTAGTAGCGCCTCTTTTAGACTAATTGATTTAATAAATATTAAATCAAGACCATTTCTCTCAAATAATTCGTGCGAAATTAGCTGTATTATTATTTTAACATTGCTGTGACTAACGCCATTATTAACATAACTATTACCTTTATTAACTAATGTAATAATTTCATTATTGTCAATGCCTTTGGGTATTTGAACATATAGCGTTTCTTTTTCGTGCCCTATTACATTATTAACGTTAATTTTTCTTTCAACATTAATTGGTTTATTACATCCATTATAAGCCTCGTTATAATTTAGTGCTAAGTTAATAATAATGTCTTCATAGTTTCTATTTATAACGTTGTCATACTTAGAAATCATTGTATCATTCGCAGCATTCACAGCATTCATAGCATTCACAGCATTCACAGCATTCGCATAACCATTATTACTAACTATTGTCTTATTTGCATATTCAATGTCTTGTTTTTTTTCAGCGTGTTTAATGCTATCATAATTACTCATTAAAATGGAGTAGGCATTGTTTATTTTATTAAATTGATCACTACTAGCATTACCATTTTTATCAGGGTGATGTTTTATTGACAAAAGCCTATATGCTTTTTTAATATCATTTAAAGTAGAGTCGCGCGTTATATTTAATATGCTAAAATAAATATCATAATTCATAGCTTTATCATAATTCATAATTTATTATTAATATTTAAATAATAATATAATAATTGCTTAAATAATAATATAATAATTGCTTAAATAATAATATAATAATAATAATTGCTTAAATAATACTAAGTAATATGAATGAGTTATTAATACATAAATATAAACCTAAAAGTATAGATCAATTATTATTAAGCGAAAATAATAAGGATTTATTAAAAAACTTCTTAATTAATAATTATTATAATATAATATTTGAAGGTAGTTCAGGGTGTGGAAAATCGAGTTTAATAAACATAATTTTGCAAGACTATTATAAAGGAAATAAGAAAATAATAGAGTCTAACGTATGTTATATTAGCTTATTAAAAGATCAAGGAATTAATTTTTATAAAAATGAACTGCGTATTTTTATAAATAATTGTATAAACAATAGTTATAAAAAAATTATAGTTATTGAAGATGTGGAATTTTTCTCGGACATTATTCAAATGTATTTTTTCGAGTTAATAAAAAATCATAAAAACAACATATATTTTATGTTAACAACATCTAATAAATTAAAAATAAATAATAATTTATTGCACTTATTAGATATAATAAAATTTGAGCAAGTAACTTACACTTGTTTATGGGATATATTAACACATATATTAGCACAAGAACACATTACTATTGACACACATATTAAAGAATATATTATAAAATTATCTAATAATTCTATAAACAATTTAATAAACGCTATAGAAAAGATCATATTATTATATAATAATTTTGCATCATTGAAAGACGTTAAAGAGTTAGACATAGAATCAAACATAGTTATAGAACATTATGATGAATTAATTGACTATATTAATACTAGCAACAAGCGTGAAGCTGTTATTTTTATGTTAAATCTAATAAACAAAGGCTATTCAATAATTGATATATTAGAGAATTTTTTATATTATATTAAAGAAATCAATCAAGTTATAAGTGAAGAAAAGAAATTTTTAACAATAAAGTTAATAGTAAATTTTATTAATAATTATTTCTCAATAGAAGAAGATAACATACAAATCATATTTTTTACAAATCATCTTTATAATATTCTAAATTCTAAATAGTCAAGAGAGATTATGCATTATATTTTATATTAGTAATAGCTAATATAAAATAATATAAAATAAAAGAAAAAAAAAGAAAAAACAAGCTTAAGAGCTAATTCTACGTGTTTCAATATTTGTGGACGCTAAATATATAGAGTTTTCGGTACATATAATATATATTGCTTCAATTTTATAGATTTTAACAATCGGACTTGTGTATTCTTCTTCATTTTTAACTAGTAGTTTTTCTTTGTTTTCTTTAACACCAATCATAACTTTTTTATCAATGGAGTCTAACCAATAATCTAACATAATAGGTTTGTCTTCGTTGATAGAAATCTTCGCAATATGAGGCCATATGCTAGATGGAGGAAGTTCTAATTTTTCATTGTCACTGCTCATTTATATAAATGTAATACTAAAAAACTTTAAATTGTTTTTTAGTATATATAATATATATTTCTAAATATGTTAATATTAACTTATTTCTAAATATATAATAATGGAATTATACAATGACTTCATTAATTCGCTAAAAACATATACAACCATGTTTTATAAAAATATGCTATTTAGATATATAGCTAACCCTAATTATTTAGAATTTATTTATCTAAAAGGGTTGTTTTTACTTAAAAATATTTATATTTTGTTACATTTCAATACTGTTAATCGCAACGAAATAACATCTATATTAGAAAAGGCATATATATATTTTATAGAATTTATAATTCAAATAAATATTAATTCAGCTAATTTTGAATTAACGCTAAAGGATGCTGTAATGTTTACATATAAAAAAACCATTTTCTCATATAAGCAAACAAGCACTAATAAAAACATAATAGATCAAGGTATTGATAACAATTTAAATAGTATATGCAATATTTTCTACATTGTAAATAATGTTAATTTTATTGACTGTTCAAGTTTTAGTCAAGCTAACGAAGAAGAATGCATACATACACTTATAACAAATAAAATAAATGCTATTAAAACATTAGAAATTAAATTACTAAATCTAATACAACATAATATAAATTCGCAACAACTTAACAACGATTTAATAGATTTGAGAACTAATATGGAAAAAACAATAGAAGCGACCGCTAATGCTTACAACACTACTATGTTAAATACTATAGTTACATTACTCGACAAAGCAATTACTGAATAAGTATGAACTTTTTCTTATTTTTTTTATTCGGTATTTGCTTAACTTTTGACCCTTCTGTAAAAATATTTTCATATTCTAGCGATAATATATTTTTAATATATTCATATACAACATTTAACGTTGTTTCATCGCATTTGCCAACAATTAATATACTTCCAGTTCTAAATATCATATAAGATAT